TATTTACCTGACCATAAATGGGGTTGGCGACAACCAAACATTAATGGGTCTTTGGACAGTTCCCGCAGGATATACAGCCTTTCTTACAAAGATGTCCTTGTCCACAGGCACATCAACTCAGACACCTGCTATTCTGAATGCTAGTCTTGTTGCTAGACCCTATGGGGAAGTGTTTCAAATAAAAGAAAGATTTACTCTTACAGATGGCGCACACGAGCAATTTTATACTTTTCCTTTAAGGTTTACAGAAAAAACAGACCTAGAAATGAGAGCGTTTTCTTCCTCTGGATCTGTTAGCTTTAATGTTTCGGCGTCAATGGAATTTGTTTACATTCAAAGTATGGGGCCACTCTAATGCCTAAGATCGATAAGTCCAAGATGGCCTGCAACAAACCCAAGCGCCAAGTTTCGGGGGGCAAGAAGTCCGTTGTAAAAGCCTGTGCCAATGGCAAGGAGAAGATCGTTCGTTTTGGCGATGCCAACATGACGATCAAGAAATCCAACCCAGAACGCCGGAAGTCATTCCGTGCGCGTCATGGTTGTGATAAGGGCAAGTTGGATAAACTGTCGGCCAAGTATTGGTCTTGCAAGATGTGGAGTATTGCAGTAATTGGTATGGTGATCGCCAATTACGTAGGATACCACAATGTACAAATGGAATTACTTGGAGCACTCGTGTGAGATGTGTGGATTATCTAAAAAAGTCCGCATAGACGTTCATAACAGGCTCAAGAAAGCTGGACGTCAGTGGGTTTGCAGACCATGCAGCTCATCTGCGCGTTTGCGTGAGGCTTCAACAAAGCATGGGATGTACGGCACGCCGACGTACATTTCTTGGCGCAGCATGAAAGATCGTTGTTTGAACCAGAACCATAAGTACTATCATCTTTATGGTGGCCGTGGAATAACTGTAGACGAAAAGTGGATGCAGTTCGAAGGGTTTTTAAAAGACATGGGAGAGATGCCTCTTCCAGGTTACTCTCTTGATAGAATAGACAACAACTTGGGATATCAAAAGGACAACTGTCGTTGGATCCCTCGTTGGGATCAGCCTAAAAACAGAAGGAACACAAAGTCTGTTTACGTTCCTCCTCCTTTACCAACAAACGGATAACTGGTGACAAAATGGATAACCTTGAGAAAGATGTTCATGACATCGACAAACGCCTCGTAAGGATTGAGGCCGTATTGGATCGTCTTGAAAATAATCATCTTTCTCACATGGAGAAGGACATGCTGAGACTGGCCAACGCTATCGAGAAGTTGGACAGTCGAGTGTATCATGGCACGATGGCCTTCTACGGGCAGATCGCGCTTACGCTTCTCGCGATCACGGCCTTCTTCGCAACCAAAGCTTTGTGGTGAAGACAATGGCAATGATGCGTGGTAATATGGCTAAGCAAATAACGGAGGTTCCGATGGCTGGTTGCAAATCCAAAGGCATGAAGATGGGCGGCAAAGTTAAGGCCGGCTACAAAAAGGGCGGTAAGGTCAAGATGGCTCGTGGCGGCAGCGTGGACCAGTCCATGTGCAGCCCCCGCAAACAGATGGCTATGGGCAAGATGAAGTAATGGCAAAAGACGCTTGCTATAAAAAGGTTAAGGCCCGTTACAAGGTCTTCCCCTCTGCTTATGCAAGCGGAGCCATTGCTAAATGCCGCAAGGTTGGTGCGAAGAACTGGGGTAATAAAACCCAGAAAAAGGCAAAGGGCGGAATCGTAAAAGCGAGGACGTTCTGATGGCTGTTCGCAAGACCGAGAAAGGTGCTGCCCTAAAACGCTGGTTTAAGGAAAACTGGAAGGACGTTCGCACAGGAAAGCCCTGTGGTCGCCAAGAGGGCGAGAAGAGAGGAACACCTTACTGCCGTCCGACAAAACGGGTTACTGCTAAGACACCTAAGACTGCGGGTGAGATGTCTTCTTCTGAGAAAAAGAAGAAGATCGCTGAGAAGAAAAGCCTGGGCCAGCCTGCTGGTAAGCCGCGTCGGGTTTCCGCCGCTAAGAGGAAAACGAAATGACAACGTCAGGTTCACGAGACTTCAACCTCGACGTCGCGGAAGCGATTGAAGAGGCATACGAGCGCATTGGTTTAGAGATGCGGACGGGTTACGATGCCAAGACGGCTCGTCGCTCGATGAACTTGATGTTTGCTGAATGGGCTAACCGTGGCTTGAACCTGTGGACCGTGGCCCAAGGTACGACGACCGTGACGCAAGGCACAGCGCAGTATACTCTGGCAGAGGATGTCGTAGATATTCTAGACATGGTTCTGCGCCGCAGCGGGACTGACTACGAGATGGATCGGATCAGCCGTTCGGACTATTTGAACTTCCCGAATAAAACGGACCAGGGTCGTCCTTCGCAGTTTTATTTCGATCGCCAGATCGCTCCGGTCATCAACTTGTGGCAGACGCCTGAGAACTCCACTGACCAACTGGTGTATTACTACGTTCGTCGCATCGAGGACGTAGATACTCTTACAAACACAACGGGCATCCCCTTCCGTTTTTACCCCTGCATGGTCGCGGGTCTAGCATATTATCTCGCAGTTAAGCGTGCGCCTGATCGTGTGCAGATGATGAAGTCGATCTACGAGGAAGAGTTTCAACGCGCGGCAAATGAGGACGAGGCCAAGGTGCCTCTGACTTTGACGCCGAGCATTCGTTATCTGAGGGTCTGATGGCATTCGCATCTGGCAAAAATGCTTGGGGTATCTCTGATCGTTCAGGTCGCCGCTACCGTCTTCGGGATATGAAGAAGGAGTGGACAGGCGCACTTGTTGGTCCTGATGAATACGAACCTAAGCACCCCCAGCTTTACCCTCCTCGTCCAGGGCCAGATCCACAGGCCTTGAAAGATCCTCGTCCTGATCAGCCAGAGGCTCTTCAGGTGTATGTTGGAGTGCCGACAGTAGAGGATCCTCGCCTTGTTCGTCCTCGTATGGTAGGTAGTACGGGGCAAGTTACGGTGGTGACAACATGAGCTTTACGTACGGACAACTAAAACAGGCTATTCAGGATTATACGGAAAACACGGAGACCACCTTCGTGAACAATATTCCGTTGTTTATTCGAATGGCAGAGGAGCGGATTCTAAAGCAGGTTCAACTTAGTTTGTTCCGCAAAAACGCCACTGCATCTACGACAATAGGCAACAAATACCTGGCTTGTCCGAGCGACTTCTTGGCGCCGTTTTCTTTGAGCCTAGCGGGTCCGGATGGTGATAAGTTCTTCTTGGAGTTTAAAGATCCGAGCTTCATCCAAGAGTACACACCGGATGCGACTACGACCGGAGCTCCAAAATACTTTGCTCAGTTTGATAACGAGAACTTCATTCTGGCGGCTACTCCTGATGCCGCATATACGGCTGAGCTTCATTATTTCTACCGACCGAACAGCTTGACGTCTGGTGCGGATGGTGACACGACTTGGCTAAGCATCAACGCTGAGATGGCTATGCTGTACGGTGCCTTGATTGAGGCAACGATATTTATGAAGGGCGAACAAGACGTTACCCAGATGTATGTCCAACGCCTCCAGGAATCTATCTCTGGTCTCAAGCAGCTGGGCGAAGCTAAAGAGGTGACGGACGAGTACCGTCGTGGTAAGGTGATTAGGCCGAAACAATGAACGTAGGCTTATTTGACATACCCAAAGACACTCCAGTAGTGGGTGTTCGGACAACAAGTGGCCGCGGCTTCACGCCAGAGGAGCTTGCAGAACAAGCAGCGCAACGGATTGTTTCCGTTTCGGATACTGCTCATCCTGCTTTGCGAGAGCAGGCACATGCTTTTCAAAGCCAAATAGCTAAAGTGGTTGAGTCGTATTTAAAACAAGCAGTTCGCAGCGACCGCACAACTGTGTATAATGCGCTTCAGGATGCAGGACACCCTGAACTGGCTGACGTGATAAGGAGACTCTAACCATGGCGTTCACCGGCAACTTTATGTGCACGAGCTTTAAGCAGCAACTGCTTCAAGCCAAGCACGACTTTACTAACAGTACTGGCCATACATTCAAGTTGGCTCTGTACACTAACAGTGCTTCCTTCACGGCAGCGACTACGGACTACACTGCGACCAACGAAGTTGGTGACTCGGGTTCGTATGCAGCTGGTGGCGGCACGCTGACCAATGTCACACCAACAACGTCTGGCACAACAGCGTTTACAGATTTTGCAGATTTGACATTTACTTCTGCAACGATCACGGCGCGAGGTGCGTTGATCTACAACACTACTACAGGTGGTGGTTCGAGCACCACTGACACTGTTGTTGTTTTGGACTTTGGATCGGACAAAACCGCGACGGCTGGTGACTTCCAGATTGTGTTCCCAACTGCGGATGCTTCGAACGCCATCATCAGGATTGCGTAAACCATGGTTGTCCTCGTTAATCGCGCAAAAGTAGCCACGGCCACTACTGGCACGGGGACAATCACACTTGGTTCAGCGGAGGATGGGTATCAGACGTTTGCGGATGCGGGCGTTACCGACGGGCAAATAGTTCGCTACGTCATCGAGGACGGCAGCAACTGGGAAATTGGCACAGGCACCTACACGGCGTCTGGCACTACTCTCACTCGCACTGTCTCTGAAAGCAGTAATGCTGACGCGGCGCTTAACCTGTCCGGTTCTGCATTGGTCTTTATCTCTGCGACTGCAGAGGATGTTTTGACCGAGTATGTTGTCAAAACTGCAAACTACACGGCTGTCGCAGGTGATCTAATTCTCGCGGATACTTCTGGCGGGGCGTTTACGATCACCCTTCCAGCAAGTCCAGCAACTGGCGACACCGTGTTTGTGGCCGACGCGGATGATTGGTCATCCAACAACCTGACAGTGGCTCGGAACGGCTCAACGATTGAAGGTTTGTCCGAGGATGTCGTTTGCGACATTGGCAACATTAGCTTGACGTTCACATATAGTGGGACGACATGGCAGGTGTATTCTCAAGCCGGTGTGTCGGGTGCGATTTTCACGGCAAGCAGCACTGACACGCTGACGAACAAGACAATCAGCGGTGCCAGCAACACTATTACTGTTGATGGAACTAATGACATTGGTTTTCTTACTATCCCGCCAGTAGGGACAAAAACCGGGTCGTACACCTTAACGACGTCAGATGTTGGAAAGTACGTCCAAGTTGGCACGGGCGGCAGCATTACAATTCCCGATGCGACGTTCAGCGAGGGTGACGCCATTGTTATCTTCAACAACACCACTGGCGACATAACAATCACCTGCACAATCACTACAGCTTACATTTCTGGCACTGATACGGATGTGGCTTCTGTTACGCTGGCAACAAGGGGTGTGGCAAACATCCTTTTCATTAGCGGAACTGTTTGTGTGATTACAGGCAGCGTTTCGTAATGACCGGCGTAATGCAATCAATGGTTGGCGGAAGCTACGGCGCACCAGTCGTGCCGTTGTCCATGACGTTCTACGAGAGCAGGTATGGGGCAACTATTGGGACGATAGATGTTTATGTCGTAGACACATCTGGTGTCATACAAGGCAGCGCCATTTACAGCGCCTCGGGGAATCTAGGTGTCCAAACATGGTTTTTGAGGACGCCAACTTCTGTGGGTGTTTCTGGAACCTTTAGGATTGCTTGGCACTATGTGAGCGGGACAAGTTTTACTGGGGATTACGCGGTTGATACTGTTACAATACAGGGAACGACATACAACTTTGACACCGGTACAGATGGTTTCTTGACCTCCACGACGAACACGGCATCTTCGTCCACCGCGCTTTCCTTTGCCATAGCTCCGCTGACGACTATTGGAGCCTCTCAATCGAGATGGAACAGGAATGGTGGCTCAACGCCTTCAGGCGCCACTGGCCCTTCTGGAGCGCAAAGCGGGTCGTTCTATTTGTACACCGAGACCAGCACCCCTAACTATCCCAACGTAAACATGTGGCTGTTTAGTCCCGAGATAACTGTCTAGGAGTTACGACATGGCAAACCTTTCTAGTCTGCTTCCTCCATCTGGCGCGGTTACTCCGACAAGCGCGGACACGTTGACGAACAAAACGCTCAGCTCCCCAACGCTGGATGGAACTATCGTCGAAGAGATTTACAACATCAGCGGGACTTCTGTTACGCTAGAACCAGACAATGGTTCTATCCAGTTGCACACGCTGACTGGGAACACAACTTATTCGGATGGATTTAGTTCTGGGCAGTCGATCACGCTGATGATTGATGACGGAACCGATTACACTGTGACTTGGCCGACAATAATCTGGGTGAACAACGGAGCTAATGCGCCCACACTGTCTACGTCAGCCTACACCGTAATTGTTTTATGGAAGGTTGCGTCTACTCTGTACGGCGCGCTGGCTGGAGATGGAGCATGACAAACAGCAGAGACTTGCTACCTGTGGGCGGCTTTACGGGCACTGCTTGGACGTTAGACAACCCAAGCATCCCACCTTACGGCAAGTTTTATGTTGGGACTCAAGAACTCACTCCGGAGGGCGTTTTCTTCAAACCCGACGGCCTTAAGATGTACGTCATTGGGTCTAATGGAGACGCCGTATACGAATACGACCTATCCACCGCTTGGGATGTATCAACTGCGTCGTACTTGCAGAACTTTAGCGTTGCTGCTCAAGAAACCAATCCGACCGGCGTTTTCTTCAAACCCGACGGCCTTAAGATGTACGTCGTTGGGTATAATGGAGACGACGTAAACGAGTACAACCTATCCACTGCTTGGGATGTATCAACTGCGTCGTACGTGCAGAACTTCTATATTGGAGGTCAAGACACCGCTCCGTTCGGCCTTTTCTTCAAACCCGACGGCCTTAAGATGTACGTCGTTGGCAGTTCTGGAGGCTACGTATACGAGTACGACCTATCCACTGCTTGGAACATTTCCACGGCGTCGTTCTCGAGGAGCATGTACGTTGCTCCTCAAGACGTTTCTCCGACCGGCGTTTTCTTCAAACCTGACGGTCTTAAAACGTACGTCAGCGGAGCTTCTGGAGACGCCGTATACGAATACGACCTATCCATTGCTTGGAACACCGCCTCAAACTCGTACCTGCAGAGCTTTAGCGTTGTTGCTCAAGACACCGCTCCGCTCGGCCTTTTCTTCAAACCCGACGGCCTTAAGATGTACGTCATTGGGTCTACTGGAGACGCCGTATACGAATACGACCTATCCACTGCTTGGGACGTTTCCACTGCGGCGTGGATTGCCCCCGCTAATTCTTACTTTAGCGTTGCTGCTCAAGAAACCTCTCCGCACAGCGTTTTCTTCAAGCCTGACGGCCTTAAAATGTACGTCATTGGCAGTTCTGGAGACGACGTAAACGAGTACAACCTATCCACTGCTTGGGATGTTTCCACTGCGTCGTTCCTGCAGTCGTTCAGCGTTGCTGCTCAAGACATCGCTCCGAGGGGCGTTTTCTTCAAGTCGGACGGTCTTAAAATGTACGTCAGCGGAGTTGTTGGAGACGCCGTATACGAGTACAACCTATCCACGGCTTGGGACGTTTCCACTGCGTCGTTTCTGCAGTCGTTCAGCATTGCTGCTCAAGACACCGTTCCGCATGGCATTTTCTTCAGAGCCGACGGTCTTAAAATGTACTTCATCGGCCTTTCTGGAGACGCCGTATACGAATACGATTTATCTACGGCTTGGGACGTTTCTACTACATCGTTCGTGCAGTCGTTTAGCACTGTTGCTCAAGACACCACTCCGCTCGGCGTTTTCTTCAAACCAGACGGTTTTAAAATGTACATCACCGGCAATTCTGGGCCCGCCGCATACGAGTACAACCTATCCATTGCTTGGGATGTATCAACTGCGTCGTACGTGCAGTCGTTTAACACTGTTGTTCAAGACAAAAATCCGCAGGGCGTTTTCTTCAAACCCGACGGTAAAGTGATGTACATAATTGGATCTACTGGAAGAGCCGTATGGGCTTACAGCTTAACCTAAATTGGAGGGCAACATGTTCGTCAAAGTCACAAACGGCAGTCCGAGCAAATACCCATACGCTCTTAGTGAGATGCGCCGTGAAAACGCAAACGTCAGCTTTCCCGAGCCAACTTCGGATAGTACGCTGGCGGCGTATGGCGTCTACCGCGTTGAGACAACGGTTGCTCCGAGTTTCGACAACAAAACGCACATGCTTGCGAACACTGTTGAAAATGTTGACGGCGTTTGGAAGCAGAAGTGGATCGAAGTCCCCCTTGAGGGGAATCAAGCATCCATCAACGTAAGGCGGCATCGAGACCGACTGCTTGCCGAAACTGATTGGATCGTTGTGTTTCACAGCGAGAAAGGAACGCCAGTCCCGGCAGAATGGGAAGTGTATCGTCAGGCGCTTCGTGATATAACAGGGCAAGAAGGTTTCCCCAACGCGGTCGTCTGGCCGACAAAGCCATGAGTGAGTGAATAAATGCTTGGCTTCAACCCTCTAGCATCAGCGCCTCTTGCCGATGATGGTGGGGCTGCGTCCAACAACGCTGTAGTCAATGTAACCGGGGTTTCCGCCGTTGGCGGCGTCGGCATTCTTGTGGTCACGGGCGATGCCGTCGTTCCACAGACTGGGCTTCTAGCTACAGGTTCAACCGGCAGTGTCACGGTAAGTTTGCTCACCCCAGTTTCTGTGGCGGGGGTAAGCGCCACTGGCCAAGTTGGAAGCGTAACAGCAATCGGTGGCGCGGCAGTCACCGTGACTGGCCTATCCGCCACTGGCCAAGTTGGAAGCGTAACAGCAACTGGCGATGCCGTCGTTCCACAGACTGGCCTATCTGCCACTGGTTCTGTCGGCGCCGTGGGTGTCTCGGCGAACGCAATCGTTGATCTTTCTGGGGTGGCTGGTTCTGCCTCTGTTGGCGCTGTTACAGTAAAGATTAACATCACTGCTCTGGTCACAGGTGTTTCTGCTACAGGTTCTGTTGGCTCTGTTACAGTGACAGGCACAGCCAACGTCACCTTGACTGGCGTTTCTGCCACGGGAACAGTCGGGCCTGTGATTGTTTGGGGAAGGATTGTTCCAAACCCCGGAACGAGTTATACTGAGATTCAACCAAACCCCGGAACGAGTTATACTGAGATTCAACCAAACCCCGGAAGTATCTGGACTGAAATTGCAGCATAAGGTGTCTCATGGCTAGTACATACACAACGAACACTGGTATTGAACTCATCGCCACAGGTGAGCAGTCAGGAACCTGGGGCAGTACTACAAATACCAACCTTCAGATTATTGACCGCCTCACCAACGGTGTAGGCGCAATCACCTTGAGCGGTACAACACACACTCTGACCACTTCTGATGGCACGTTGTCTGACGGGCAATATGCGGTTCTTGTATTCGGTGGGACACCTAGCGGCACCAACACGGTGACGATTAGTCCAAACGACCAAAACAAACTGTATGTGGTTAAAAACAATTCTGGCGAAAGCGTAGTTCTAACGCAAGGCTCGGGCGGCAACGTCACGGTGGCGGATGGCAAAAGTGCTATTGTTTATGCTGACGGTGCAGGGGCCGGGGCCGCAGTTGTTGATGTTACCTCCACCTTCCCGTTCGTCAAAACATCAGACATTGGGTCTACTGTTTTAGCTTATGACTCCAACCTGCAGTCTTTTGTCACTGCGTTCACACTGCCGACAAGTGATGGAACTACTGGTCAGGTTTTGCAAACGAACGGTTCTGGCACATTGTCGTTCACTACCGTGAGTTCGGTTGGAGATGTCGTTGGTCCTGCTTCGGCTACTGACAACGGCATTGCCCTGTTTGACGGCACTACTGGTAAGCTTTTGCAGGACAGTGCCTCTCAGGATGGCGTAATTCATGGACACACTATCGGTCGTGGCAATGGTGGGACTTCGTCTAACGTTGTTTTTGGCGCTTCCGCAGGTGCAGCTATAACATCTGCGGGGAACTGTGTGCTTGTAGGCGCCAATGCTGGTGCAGCTATAACATCTGCAGCTAACTGTGTGCTTGTAGGCTTTAATGCTGGTGATGCGATTACAAGCGGGCTTAATAACACTGCTTTAGGGTCTGGGGCTTTAAGCACTGTCACAACTGGAACCCATAATACTGCCATAGGCTCTAGCTCAATGGCTAACGCAGGCACAAGCGCAGCGGAAAATATTGGCGTCGGGTATGCAACTTTGGCGTCTGCAACCGGGTCGCAGAACGTAGGCATTGGATACGCATCCTTATCAGACAGTTCTTTTTCTGGTCAAGGAAACGTCGCCATTGGCTACTTCGCAGGCCTTGGCATAGAGACAGGCTCTAGTAATGTTTGCGTAGGGACTAGCGCCGGAACTGCGTTGTCTCCGTTCAACATTACAACACAGAGTGACCGCATTGTTCTTGGTAATAGCAGCACAACCAACGCCTATATTCAAGTTGCGTGGACGGTTACATCTGACGCGCGAGACAAGACGGATGTGACGCCAATCACACACGGCCTTGATCTTATTGGCCAGTTAAACCCAGTCACGTTCAAATGGGACAAGCGGTCTAAGTATTTTGTCAAAGACGAAAACGGCAATATCATTGACCGCCCGACACCTGACGGGACGCACAAGGAAGACCAACCGTTTGCCGGTTTCCTAGCGCAAGAGGTGCAGCAGGCGATTGAGGCTGTAGGGTTTACTGACGATATCATCGTGGATCGTGAGCAGGATGACCTGTGGAAGCTGAAAGAAACTGCTTTGATCCCAATACTGGTTAAAGCCATTCAAGAACTAAAGGCGCGAGTTGAGGCTCTTGAAGCGGGAGTATGATAAGTGCCACTAAGCAAATTACAGTTCCGCCCCGGGATTAACCGGGAAACGACCTCGTACACCAACGAGGGCGGATGGTTTGATTGTGATAAAATACGTTTTCGGGAAGGTTTCCCTGAAAAGATTGGAGGATGGACTAAGCTTGGTTCATCCTCTTTTCTTGGGTCTTGTCGTGCAATTCACCAATGGCGCACAATTTCTTTAAACAACTACACTGGCCTCGGCACCAGCGTGAAGTATTACATTGAAGAGGGTGAGGGCTACTACGACATAACCCCTATCCGTGAAACAACGTCCGCTGGGGATGTGACGTTCAGCGCCACAGATGGCCTGTCCACGATTACTGTTTCCGATGTTGGTCATGAGGCTGTTGAGGGAGACTTCGTTACGTTTAGCGGAGCCGTCTCTCTTGGAGGCACCATCACTGCAGATGTTCTTAACCAAGAATATCGCATCGAAAGCATCGTTGATGCGGACAGCTACACCATTATCGCTCGCACAGTTGCAACGGTGTCCTCAATCACTGTAGACGGTGAATACACTCCAACTCCCGTGGTCGCAAATTCGTCAGACACAGGCAATGGTGGCGGAAGTGTCGTCGGCACTTATCAGATAAACGTTGGTCTTGATACAGCCGTATTCGGGAACGGTTGGGGTGCGGGCACTTGGGGTCGTGGAACCTGGGGTTCTGGCGCATCCCTAAATGTGCAGTCTGACACTCTTCGTCTCTGGGCGCATGACAACTTTGGTGAAGATCTGATCATTAACGTTATGAACGGTGGTGTTTACTACTGGGATTCTTCTCTGGGACTGAACCAGAGAGCGATTGCCCTGAGTGATTTGTCAGGTGCAAGTGATGCCCCTGTGGTTGCTACAAAGGTTATCGTGTCTGATGTTGATCGTCATGTTATTGCTTTTGGCGCAAACCCAGTTGGCAGTTCGACACAAGACTCACTATTAATTCGTTTTTCGGATCAAGAAAACGCAGCTGATTGGACTCCTACCGCAACAAACACTGCAGGTGATTTGTTAGTTGGTTCTGGTTCTCGGATTGTCACAGCCATTGAGACACGACAACAAATCTTGGTGTTCACAGATTTGTCCCTGCATGCGATGCAGTACCTAGGCCCGCCGTTCACTTTCGGGATCAACATGATCTCTGAAAACATCACAACCATCAGCCCGAACTGCGCCGTTGCCATTGAAGACAATGTTTTCTGGATGGGTCAAAATGAGTTCTATGCATATACGGGTGCTGTGCAAAAACTACCTTGCACAGTTCGTGATTATGTATTCTCTGACTTCAATCAGCAGCAGGCTGAAAAAGTCTTTGCTTCTACTAACTCTGCTTTCTCCGAAATCTGGTGGTGGTATCCATCAGCAAGCTCGGACAACATCGACCGTTATGTAGTTTACAACTACCAGCAGAACATCTGGTACTACGGTAGCCTGTCTCGTTCAGCTTGGGTTGATCGTGGCTTGTCCGATAATCCGATCGCAGCCGGTCTGGATGGATATCTGTATACCCATGAAAATGGTTTTGATGACGGAAGCACGTCACCATCCTCGGGTATTACTGCCTACATTGAGTCTAGCCAATTTGATATTGGGGAAGGCGATCAATTTAGCTTTGTTCGTAGGTTGATTCCTGACATCACTTTCCGGAACTCGACCGCCTCGACGCCCTCTGCTACTTTCACCATGAAAGCTCGCAACTTCCCAGGTGGAAATTATCTGCAGGAAGACGATGAGACGGTGACAAAGACTGCATCTTCTCCCGTTGAGCAGTTCACCAACCAGGTCTTTGTTAGATTGCGCGGCAGGTCTTTGGCTCTCAGGGTAGAATCCACAGAGACACAAATGGGCTGGAGACTAGGTTCTCCTCGCATTGATCTTAGACCTGACGGTAGGCGATAATGACCAACCGTCTTGTACCAGCACCGTATTTTCCAATCCCTCCATCGGAGTACGACCAGAGATACTTCAATGAAGTTATCCGTGCGTTCTCTGTTTACCTAGAACAGGCACGTAACCCTGGTGAAGGACGAAATACGTTTACGGTATTTACGAACCTACAGACTGACGACTATAACCTAGAACCAGGAACCGTGTTTAACCACGGTGGGTTCTTGAAGGTTTCTGAGTTGAACACGCCACATGTACGTGGGTCCTCGGCCCTTGGATCTGTTGGGTCGGTCACTGTGACGACAACATAAGGATATACAAATGGCTGAGATCATTGGCTGGAAACCATCAACAAGTTCTGATAAAGTGCA